CACCCCGGATGAGATCACTGCTTACATCGCCAAGTACCTGGAAAAGGAAAAGGTGGACACTGCCGGTCTCACACCGGATGGGCTGACCGCCTTTGTGCTGGCCTATGAAGAAGCGACTGGCGGAGCAACGACGGCGGCCCTCAGCCCTAGCGGCATTGCCGCGACCGTGACAGGCTACCTGCAGGCGGAGGGCATTGATACTACCAACCTCACCTCCCCGCAGATTGATGCCATTGTAAACGCCTATGCCGAGGCTACCAATGTTGATAAAACAGCGCTTAAGGCAGAAGTAATTGCCCTGATCACGGCTTACCAGGACAAGGAGGGCGTGATTCGCCCTGCCTACATCCAAAGCCAGATCGCCATCACCGGCTATGACCTGACCGCCTACAACGCTTTTGTGGCGGCAAATCCTGTCACGCTCAAGGGAGTGGTGCGTCTTTCAGAAAAGTATGAGAACCCATCAGACATACTCAACGATCCGAACGCGGCCTTCTGGGAAAATGGCAAAGAGGTTCCGGTCAACCTCGTTCCCGCCAGCAAGATCAGCGCAGACACCCTCATGGCTTATGAGGAAGACGGCACGCTGCATGTGCTCATTACCCCGAAAGTAACTGGCACCCCGGAAGCGGTCGCGGAGGCTGCGCAGGAAGTGACAACGCCCGGAGATTTCACCAGCGGCAAATGGGGCTATAGCACCATGAGCGTCGTGAAGATGCTCAACGTGCAGCTGCAAAACTACCTGAAGGCCAAGGGCGGGATCCTAGACTTTGACTGGTTCGGATTGGGCGCGAAAGGCGCGGTGAACCAGGAACTTGGCGACAAGATGAGCGGAGAAAACCTGGCGGGGCTGCAAACCTATGTAGCGGAGGTCGTCGCGACCATCAAGGCTGGCGAAGGCGTCAGCGAAGAGGACATGGCCAACCTCCAGGCCATCCTGACCTTTGTATCCAATCTTGAAACCGCCGAAGTCGGCGAGAACATCGTGGCTGGCATCAGCGGCGCCATGGCACAGGCCGGCTGGTCCACGGATGCTGAAACCACGGCGGGAAATCTTGAGGCGGCGATCAACGCGGCGCTGGGAATCCAGTCCCCGAGCACGCGCATGGTCCCCGTTGGCCAAAATGTAGCCACCGGCATCGGCCAGGGCTTGGCGGCATATGACCTCACCAGCGAAGTAAGTACCCTGGTGAACCGACTGCTCACCACGGCGCAGAACCTATTCAGCCCCGGTCTGCTTTACCCACAGGGCGTGTTGGCCATGGCGGGCTTAAGCGCGGGCATTCGTGCGGGACAGTCGGGTGTCGTCAGGGCTATGGTGCAGGCAGCCCGCGCAGCGATCCTCGCGGCCAAGCGCGAACTGGATATCCGCTCTCCCTCCCGGGTGTTCCGGGATGAGGTAGGCCGGATGACCATGAAAGGCTGGGGCCAGGGTCTGCTGTTGGAAAGCCGGGCACAGGCGAAAGTCGTGGCCAATGCAGCCCGATATCTGACTGATGCGGCAAAGACGAGTTCCGTGGCCTACGCGTCCAGTGATAATCGCAGGACCTACAACCAGTCAAGCAACGTCACCCTCACCGGAAACACTTTTCAGGTGCGCGACGAGAAAGACATCCAGGCGCTGGCGATTGAGATTGCTTCGCTGACAAGACGGCAGCAGCAGGCGCGCGGCCTGCGGAGAGCGTGAAGAAAGACTTGCTATTACGCCAAAACAGAGTGATTGATACGCATGAAAGGAGGGTTGAGAGGATGTTCAATGAATTCCCCGACCAGAAGACGATTGACCGGCTGAGAAGCCTATACCCAACCGGCACGCGCGTCGTGCTGGAGAAGATGGAGGACCCCTATACACAGCTCAAGCCTGGCGCCAGTGGAAAGGTGGTCCATGTCGATGACGCAGGCGGCATTCACATTCAGTGGGACAATGGGTCCTGCCTGGCTGCCATCTACGGCGTGGATGTCATCCGAAAGCTGTAGCCCGGTATAGAATTCTGGACCACACACGCTCTTGCCAACCGGCAAGGGCTTCTTGATTGGGGGGATGCCTTTGAATGATTGGTTTGACTGGAAGGGCACACGCTGCACTGCCTACGGGATCCATGTAGTGCAGCAGCCGGAGATCATCCGACCCCCAGAGCGCGCCACCTTCACCTCGGTGCCCGGGCGGAGTGGAACCCTGACCACCTTGGAAGGCATAGACGTGTACGACGATTTCCTCCTGACCGTAGAGTGTGTCATCACGGATACCTCGCAGCTGAACACTATCCTCGCCTGGCTCAAGGGCAATGACAAAGCCACCTTCGCTAACCGGCAGGGTGGCTTTTACTATGCCCGGATCGTCAATCAGATCTCCCTGGAGCAGATCCTGCGCGGAAACCCGCACCGGCGCTTCACCCTGACCTTCCGTTGCCAGCCTTTCTTCTACCTCTCGGGCATCCCCAACATCACCGTCACCGCTTCCGGCACTTATGTGAACAACGTGGGCTCCATGTTTGCGGAGCCGGTGCTGAAGGTAACCCTGACCGGCGACGCGCAGATCACCATCGGCGCCAGCTACATCGAACTGCTGGGGCTCACCGGTGTTGTGACCATCGACACGCCGCTCATGGAAACCTACAAGAACTACACCTCGTACAACAGCCACATGACAGGCGACTACCCGCTGCTGCACACCGGCCAGAACCTCATCAGCTGGACGGGCGGCGTCACGCAGATTGTCATCACGCCCAATTGGCGAACGCTCTAGGAAGGGAGGGCACACATGATCTCCATCTTCTCCGCTGACGCGACCGATTTCAGCAGCAACGGCCTGTGTGCCCTTGCGCCTTCCTCCTGTCTGGTGAACGAAACGCTCAATGGCGAGTGGGAATTGCAGCTGGTGCATCCCTTGGATACCCAGGACAAATGGTCCTGGCTACAGGTGGGCAGCATTGTGAAAGCGCCGGTCCCGGCCGCCATGACCCCGCGAGTAAAACTGCTTCAGCAGTCCGAGGGCAAGGACATCTACCGTGTCCGGACCTTTCATGGCGGCCTGCTGAACCTCTGGAGCCGCGCGACGCGCAGTTCACCCAGCCTGGCCAAGTACAAGACCGGTCAGGAGGTACAGGTCATCAGCACGGCCAACCCGGACTTCTTTGAGGTTATTGCCCCGGACGGCAAGCGCGGCTGGATGGGCAGTGAATACCTGGTCTTTGTCCGGACGGAGATCACCAACGTGACCGCCACCGGCCAGATCGTGGCACCCCGGCAATTGCGCGACCAGCCCTTCCGCATCTACCGCATTGTGCCCGAGCTCACGCAGGTCACGGCCTATGCCCGCCACCTGTCCTATGACCTTATGGACAACATGATCTACCAGTACAAGCCAATAAAGGGCACGGCGGGCGCGATCGTGGCGGAGGGCATCTTCAACGGCTGCCAGACCGCGCACAGCTTTCAAATGTACTCAGATCTGACCGAAGGCGTCGAAGACCTCAGCTTTGAAAACACCAACCCCATGGAAGCGCTTCTGGGCGAAGGCGGGCTCATCGACAAGGTCGGCGGAGAACTGTCCCGGGACTGGTATGACCTGTATGCCGTCAAGCGGGTGGGCAAAGACACCGACATCCAGATCCGCCAGGGCAAGAACCTGCTGGGCATCAGCTACGACGTGGATGACGCCAACGTGGTCACCCGCATTGTGCCTACCGGCGAGAACGAGGATGGCAGCGTCCTCCTGCTGGATGAGAAGTATATCGACAGCCCGAACATCGGGGCATACCCACACCCGCGCTGGATCCATCTGCCGGTCAGCGACGCCAAGGTCGGAGAGGACCTGAGCCTGGCACAGGCCAAAGACAAGCTCCGGGCGGCGGCTCGCGCTGAGTTTGACAAGGGCTGCGACCTGCCGGACATCTCCATCGACGTGGACTTCATCAATGTGGCGGATACGCAGGAGTATGCCGACTATAAGCCGCTCACAGACATCTTCCTGGGCGACAGCGTGCGCGTGATCGTCAAGACCCTTGGCCTGGAAGTCGCCTTGCGCATGACTGAATACAGCTACGACTGCCTGCTCAGGCGCTACGCCAAGATGACGCTGGGCATGGCGTCGGAAACGATCGCCGGCAGCATGATTTCCCCGCGGCAGTTGCCCGCCGGCGGCATCAAGGGCATGAAGCTGGCCATGGGCTCCATTGGTACCGGACACCTGCAGACCATGTCCATCGGCTCGCTGCAGGTGAAAACCGCCGCCATTTGCTCGGCGCATATCCAGAACGCGGCGATCGATACCGCGCACATCAAGGACGCGAGCATCGAAACCGCCAAGATCAAGGATGCACAGATCACACACGCCAAAATCGCCACTGCAACAATCCAGACGGCCAATATCGCCGATGCGGCGATTACCAATGCGAAGATTGGCACCGCAGCCATCCAGACTGCCAATATCGCAGACGCCGCGATCACGAGCGCGAAGATTGGCTCGGCGGCGATCCAGACCGCGCACATCACCGATGCTTCAATCACGAATGCCAAGATCGGCCTGGCGGCTATCGATACTGCCAACATCGTCGACGCTGCCATCACCAGCGCGAAGATCGGCTTTGGGGAGATTACCAATGCCCTCATCGCCGATGCGGCGATTACCAATGCCAAGATAGCATCTGCTGCCATCACCAGTGCCAAGATTGAGGACGCTGCGATCACTAACGCCAAGATTGCCCTGGCGGCCATTGATACAGCGAACATCACGGACGCAGCCATCACCACAGCGAAGATCGGCCTGGCTGCCATCCAGTCCGCCAACATCGCGCTCGCTGCCATTGCCAGCGCGCACATTCAGGATGCCGCGGTCAT